ATGAAGAAATTGATGACACTTGTATTAGGAAGTTTAATCATACTTACAGCATGTGGCTCGCACCAAGATAGTAAACATGACGACAAGTCTGAAAATAAGAAAGAAGAACATTCTAAGAAAAACGATAAGAAAGATAGCAAAACTAAAGAAAAACAGAAAAAGAAAACAGACGACAAGTCTCAGTCAAAAGATAGCAATCAAGACGACAAAGACTATAATCAGGAACCAAAGCAACAAGACAACGCACAAGCTGAACAACAACAAAATCAAGATCAACAAACAGAGCAAAATGAGCAAGCTCAACAAGTTAATCAGAATCAACAAGCAGCACAAAATCAGCAACAAACTAACCAAGAAAACCAAACTCAACAGCAACAACAAGCTAATCAACCAAATCAAGCACAACAACAGCAACAACCTGACGGACAAGAATGGACTGAAGCAGACCAACAACGTGCGATGGAAGAATATAAAGCTTATGCGAAAAAACATGGTCTCACAGGTATTCCAAACGGCGACGCAATGTTCCCTATGCCTGGGACAGAAAACGACAATAACCAAACTCAATCAGAATCACCGTATGAAGAACAGTAAGCTAAAAGTAAAACAATTGGTCTAAATCGCAAGGATAAGAATAATCGCTTATATTATCTTTAATCTTATCAATACTTTCTGTAGCATAGTAGATGTAGAGAGATGGAGGTAGAACTATGAACAAATATCCAAATCAACAACCTCAGCCACCACGAAATCTAGTGGCTATTACTTTAGCGTTAACGCCCGTGTGGCTTTATTTCTACTACCAAGTTATTCACGTACTTTTATTCAAAGAATCTATAGTAGCTAAAATATTAGCAGGAGCTAGTGGAATTCTAATTACTGGTATGCTCGTCGTATATGCTATCGCTATAAGAAAGAAATTATATGAAGAGAGACAGCAGAATAAAGCCAAAAAATAGTGCCGACTCGAGAGTCGGCACTTTATTTATACTTTACTATTCTTCTGGTTGCATAACTTCGTCGATTAAGCCATAGTCTTTCGCTTCATCTGCAGATAAGAAGTTATCACGATCAGTATCTTTTTCGATTTGATCAATAGATTGACCTGTACGTTCTGCTAAGATTTTGTTTAATTTAGCACGTGTCTTCAAGATATGGTTAGCAGCGATTTCGATTTCAGTCGCTTGACCTTGCGCACCGCCAAGTGGTTGGTGAATCATTACTTCAGCATTTGGTAATGCGTAACGTTTACCTTTTGCACCAGCTGCAAGTAAGAATGAGCCCATTGAAGCTGCCATACCTACACAGATAGTTTGAACATCTGGTTTGATATGTTGAATTGTGTCATAAATTGCGAAACCAGCCGACACACTTCCACCTGGTGAGTTGATATATAAGTAGATATCTTTATCCGCATCTTGTGCTTGTAAGAATAATAATTGTGAAACGATTGAGTTTGCTACGTTATCGTCAATCGCAGAACCTAACATGATGATACGGTCTTTTAACAGACGTGAATAAATGTCATACGCACGTTCGCCACGGTTTGTTGTTTCTATAACTGTAGGAATTAAATTCATTCGTAATTGCCTCCTTGATTCTAAATACTGTAATCATTTTAACCTAAAAGTCAAACATGGTCAAAAGTAATACACCTGCATGATTTAAGTTACTATTATTATATTGACCTATTCTCTCAACATTTGTAAACTAAGAGTGTCGCAAATTTAACTGACTCCTCGTAGTGTAATGGATAACACGTAAGATTCCGGTTCTTAAGATAGGGGTTCGATTCCCTTCGAGGAGACTTATTGGCTTAAATTGAATACTTTTCAAGATTAAGAATCCCGTCATTACGGGGTTCTTTTTAGTTTGCATGTCAATTACAAACCATATAAAACAAATTTTTAGGGACTTTTTAGGGACCCAGTCCCTGTTTTAAGAAAGCATAAAAAAAGAAGCAGAGTGAGGGAGAATGAAATTGCGCCAACAATAGTGTTGGCGCTTTTAGATTGTCCGTTTATTGTCCGTTATGAACTTCTGTATCTGTCTTTTTTTAGCCATGTTATAGAGTTTCTCTGCATTAGCAAATGTTAAATTATCTAATTTACGGCGACCGTTTCTCAAATCAGATATGCGACTTTGAGAAATACCTGTTTCTTTATAAATACGGTAACCACTAACATCACTATTCAATAATTTTTCAATACTCTCTCTCATGAACTCACGTCCCTTTTGATGACTTATACTTTTAATCACTTGATAAAATTAGTATATGTATTATAANTTAAAAATCAAATATACATTGACGAACATAAAACAGATTCATCTCCTAGATATGTTACTGTTGCTAAAAAAGATATGCAACATATAGTTAGTGCTATTGATGATATGATTATTAGCTATGATGGTTATATATTTAAAAACGGTGGCATAATTCTAACATCAAACGCTATTAATAAAGCTTTAAAAAAAGCTTGCATTAAATTAGGTATTACACCGATAACTTCACATGCTATACGACATACTCATTGCTCTTATTTACTAGCGAAAGGTATATCTATTTATTACATTTCCAAGCGATTAGGACATAAAAATATATCAATAACTACCTCAATATACTCACATCTTTTAGAAGAGAAATTTGTCGAAGAAGATAATAAAGCGGTAGAAGCATTAAGTGAAATGTGATTTTTAGGGACCCGTTAGGGACTTCGACCCTTATGAAATCCCGTGTTATAAGGTGTTTAAATTCCCTTCGAGGAGACTTATTGGCTTAAATTGAATACTTTTCAAGATTAAGAATCCCGTCATTACGGGGTTCTTTTTAGTTTGCATGTCAATTACAAACCATATAAAACAAATTTTTAGGGACTTTTTAGGGACCCAGTCCCTGTTTTAAGAAAGCATAAAAAAAGAAGCAGAGTGAGGGAGAATGAAATTGCGCCAACAATAGTGTTGGCGCTTTTAGATTGTCCGTTTATTGTCCGTTATGAACTTCTGTATCTGTCTTTTTTTAGCCATGTTATAGAGTTTCTCTGCATTAGCAAATGTTAAATTATCTAATTTACGGCGACCGTTTCTCAAATCAGATATGCGACTTTGAGAAATACCTGTTTCTTTATAAATACGGTAACCACTAACATCACTATTCAATAATTTTTCAATACTCTCTCTCATGAACTCACGTCCCTTTTGATGACTTATACTTTTAATCACTTGATAAAATTAGTATATGTATTATAATGATAATCGAAAAGGGTACCCCGAATTTAATCGGGGCATATAGTAGATGATTACTTATCTTGGTTGTCTCTTCGGTCTAGTACACCGAAGATTATCATTCTAAGTTGTTCTACAAATGCTGGTAGCTTATAGATAGAGATAGCTATCAGCATTTTTGTTTGATCATCCACACTAACACCCCCTTTTCAAGAGTGTTAGTAAGGTAATTAACTACCTTACATATACTATTATACTACCATATCGGTAAGTATCCAACTATTAATTCTCGATAAATCAGATTTTTTCATAATATTAAACATAAAAAATAGGCAGATACCGAAGTACCTGCCTTGTGTAGCATAATGTAGTACGTAACTACATTATAACATATTATTTTATTGAACCCCACAATGTGCCTACACCGTGATGTGGTGGTGCTACACCATTCCACGTTCTAATAGGCAAGTAATAGCGCTTACTCTTCCATGTATATCCTATCCACACATGACCATCTTGCAGCATCACTTCATCGTAATCGCAATAGCCACCTGGTTGGAAGTTATAAGCTACTGGACAACTTCTGAATGGTCCAGTTGTACGTGCGATGATTGGTTGATTACCATTCACAAATCTCGCTTTTTCCTTCATATAATAAGTACCATAGTTATTCTTTTTCCATGCGCCTGCAACAGTCGATTTAGTATTACTAGCCGAGCTAGTAGATTTTTTAACTGTAGCAACTGGCACTTTACCGTCCATGTATGATCTAATCTGCTTGATAAAGTAATCTTTAAGTTGTAGTTGTTTAGCTTTAGGTAATAGACCTTGCGTTACTGGGTCATGACCTGTGTGTAACTTAGCTGAACGGTGTGGACAACTTGTGGATGAAAATTCAACATGTAATCTAACCGTATTACGATTAGCAGGTAATCCCCATTTTTTGAGCATTCTCGCAGATTCTTGGAAAGCAGTTTGTTCGTTAGATAAAAATACCTTGTCACTAGCACCAATAGACTGACATATCTCAATGCCGTAATAATCTTTATTACCTACTGGATTAGCCGTATGCCAACCTATACGAGACTCTGGTAAGGCTTGCCATACTGTGTTGCCACTAATATAACTGTGAGCAATACCCGCTTCTAAACGTGATTCAGGTGCATTAACTAAACCATTATGGTAGCCTTCTGCAGTAGCGTAGACACTACCCGCATCATTGTGTAAAACTACCCCTTTAGGCTTATAACCACGATTAGGTAAGCGATACCCTTTCACTTCATCTCTGATGTATTTCAAAGATTTCATCTTACGTTTCTTAGGTGTTGTCTTTTTCTTCGTAACTGTCGGTGATTGAACACTTTTTGTAATATTAGCTTTCTTATAGAATGGTCGAATGAACCACATTGGAAATTCATAGTTATGAGTACGACGAGTAGCAACTTCAGTCTTACTAAGGCCACCACCAACCCAATTCTGTTCGATGACAGTTATTGCGTTTAAAGTTGCAGATATAACAATAGCGACATGACCGTATCCCCCGCCAAATGTTCTAGGGAATACAACCACGTCGCCAGGTTTTGCTAAAAAGCTTTGCGTATTATTGTAAACATGCGCTTCATTTGTAAAGTCGTTTTGGAAAGGAATATCAGCCGCTCCTGTGCCTCTTAATCCATGTCCAAACAGTTTAGCCCAATAGACATTGGCTAAATCAAAACACTGCCCGTAATATATTTTATTTAATGCCTTTCCATGCACTCATTTCTTAATGCACTTGTATAACATTAAATAGTTTCTATAAAAAGAAACCTCATGCTTTCACATGAGACTAGACTATATCATCATTTTCAAAGCATAATAAATAGACGTATGGGCATTCGATTTATAAACCAAACACGCCATACGTCTCAAATGGTAAGGGCTAAGATACCAATCTAAAAACTCAACAAACTATATATATCAGGGGTGGGGAGTTATATATGTTTCAATATACTAACTATCCGCATTTAATATATCATATTCTATCCTTAAACATCAATACCTTAAAAATGTCTTGCGCTGTCCGTCAATTGACGATACTTAGTCGTTGAACGTTCCTACACTGTTACCATGTAGGCTTCGCTGCTGATTGCCATATGCGATAGCACTTAGGTTTCCCAGCAATTCACAAGATTTTATATGGGCTATGCAGTTGTTAACCCATAAGCACCGTCGAAGTCCCAACCTCGACCTTCAAGTGTCTTAATAAAATCAATCGCTTGTTGTTTCGTTAGATTTGCTACCATCTTCTTCACTCTCCTTCAACACTTCATCGTCGTGGTAACGACTTGCACCACGTTTCAATTCTTCATCATAATCATAATCAGCGACATCAAACTCAACTTCGTCAGTGTCGTCAGTGAACGGTTCAGATGTATCAAACTCTGTAGGCGTCAATTCTTTTCGTTCTGGTGTAACGCTATCATCGTCAACTGTTTTCTGATACTCAACTGGGTCAACATTTTCATCACGCGGATTTGTATAAGTCTGTACAATACCACTGTCTTTTATTCCTTTGGTCGTATGGTCTTGTATCACTCCAAATGTGACTAATACAGTTAATAATCCATTGATGCCATCGCTGAATTGTTCCAGTTGTTCTGTATAGTTTAATCCTAATGCTTGCGTTATATTGTTAACAAAAAGGATTATCGCCGAAACAATAGCCACCCAAAATGATTTCTTCTTAAAACGTACTTTCCAATTTATACCTTTCATTTAAGAACCTCCAAACAAAATAAAAAGCCGACACATATGTGCCGACTTATTTAAAGAAGATGTGTCCTACTAAAGAGATAAGTGGGACTAATACAACCCCTGCAAATCCCAACCAGTAACCGATAACTTCTCTATTTCCTTTTGCTTCTGCTTCTACAGTTCCTCGTAGATCTTTAATTTCTTTTTCATGATCTTTTGTTGCGTATTCTAAATCAGTAACTCTAGTTCCTACCGTTGATAATGATTCACTCATTTTTTCTAAGTGTTTTTCTGACCTAGCTTGTGACTCGAACGATTTTTCTTGCAACAATGTCTGTCTATCTACTTTATTCAGCAAACTGTTAAAGTTGTCTGTGTGTTTCTTATCCACTTCGTTTATGCGTTCGTTTATCTTACCTCTTGATCTTTCCCACTCGTGTCTTAATACGTATTTATTTTCGTCCATAAATACCTAAACCACCTAAAAAACCGACAAAGCCAAGCCATGCTGTGATAGCGATCAATTGTGCCGGCGTTATCCAATTAATCGCATTATATACAGCTGCCGATGACATTAAGAAGTGTATGATAGAGCTCCCTAGGCCACCTATTAACATAAAATAATTCGAAATATTATTCACAGATCGTTTGCCGAAAAATAAACTTGAGAAAACTAGACAAGTGCCGAAAATAAGCAGTAACAAACCCCAAATCCAAATAGGCATAACGTCGTTTAACGCTTGGTAAAAAGCACTTTCTTCGATTACTCTTTCGGGGCTTATGAACCAGTAGAAGCCTCGTATATCTACAAAAACGCCTAACCCAATTAAAGATAATGTGGCTAGTTTATCGCGTATTGTAAACTGTTCATTCATGTGTTCACCTACTTCCATCTAGATAAAAAACCACAAGCCTAAGCCTGTGGTTGTTCCGGATAATCTTCTCCAGTGATTTTTTTGTATTCTTCTTTTGTCAGTGCGTCTAACTCCACATAAGTTTGAATATCCTCGTTTGTGTAGCAGTTAATGTCATAAAAATATTTGATTGAATCGAAACCTGGATACATATTAATTACTTCCTTTCATTTTTGTGATTTCAAGCATAGCTTTAGCTTGTTGCATTTCCATATCTTTCAAACGTTGTTCTTTTGCTGTTAATTCTTTCATTGTTTGCGCTTGGATAATCTCGTTCTGTTTCAAACGCTGTTCTTTTTTCATAAGTTCCAATGATAAAGCGGCTTGTTCTTTTTGTGATTTCATTAGTTGATTAGCTGTTTTAGTCACTTGCATTTGTGCTTTCGCCAACATTTTTTCACTAGCGTTAGGTTCATACGGTGCTTTTTCTTCTTCTTCATCTTTTTCAACAGAACGGTTATATTCCCACTCATCATAACTGATACCTTGCCATTTTCCATTTTTATAAGAAATTGGATCGTATAGTTCGCTAGGTGGCATTTCTTCGGTGTATTTATCTTCGTCGTAAACAAAACGTTCGACGCCTGTTTCTTCATCTACTACTGACTGAATAAGCTTAGGTGCACCGTTTGTTTTGTCAAAAATCTGTTTAAACATTTATTCCCCTCCTTATATAATCCAATTGTCTTGGTAGATAATGTAATCTGTACTATTATAACTATCACCATTATAAGGATGAAATTCTATATCCCCACCAGAAATAATAACCTTAGGCGGTGTCTTATATGTGGTTGATACGCCTAACGAATATATCTTGTTAGGTACAAATTCAGATGGGATTGTAGCTACTACATTTTTTTCGTTTGCAAGATTTTCGACACCTAAACGGACATATACTTGTTTGAAATCGCCATTATCAATAACTCGGTAAGAAGGTTCAAAGTCAGGTGTTGATGATTTTTTATATCCATTTTTGAGTCTAAGAGGTAGCCAACCAGTGTCGCTTTGGTTGTTACCTATTTTCTGCCACCCAGAGTCTTTAGTGCCGTCTGTGTGAATCAATCTGAAATATTTTTCAGAATTGAAAGTAGAAGTAAGTTCTATTTCTTTGCGTCCTCTTCCTGCCTCCCATACTTTAATTTGTACATAACTGTTATCTAATGGAATTCCTTGGTCTGTTGCATCATCATCTGAAACCGTTTCATATAACCCTGCAGGGAGTTGTGTTACATCTTCTATAGTCCCTTTTGAATAATATTTTATAGTCCCGTCATCTTCGGTGAGTTTATACTTCTGCCAATTCTCCGTTTCTTCCGTCGTAACCACGTTGTTTTGCTTAATGCTTTCTAAAACTTTGTCACTTGCTTCATTAACTTCGTTTATCTTCTCTTGTGTTTCATCATTTAATTTAGTTGAATACTCGTTAACGATCGACTGTATTTCCGATATGGCTTGGCTTGCTTGTTGCCGAACAGATGTGTTTGTTGTATTTGCGATTTCTTCCAATTCACTGACTGAGTCGTCCTTAATTTTAGTAATATCTGCTTTACCGTCAGCCACCGCGTTTTCCACTTCGCTGACAAGTGTTTTGATGTCCCCTATATCTTCTTCCATTTCTTTTGTGCGTTGCTTAATTTCCTCACGTAGTTGGTCGAACATTCGAATGTATTCAACTTTAGTGAATGATGAAACTTTATTAATCAAAGCATCTGCAACTTGAAAAGTAAACTCACCTAACACTGCAGTTTGATTGTTATTTGGATTATCTGTGACGTTATTGACTGCTACATAAATTTGACCAGTGACTTGTGTTGATGTACTTGCTTGCAGGAAATCTTTATCTAAAGTAATTTGCGCAATGCCATTCATACCATCGACCACATTCAATTTATCCACTGTCGATACGCTGCCATTGCTAGATTTAAAATAACCATGCACTTCAACATTTTCATTACTGATAAGCAAAGGACCGTTGTTGTTATAAATTTGAAATTGCAATGTAGCGGTGTTCTCGTCCAAATTATAAAAGCCAATTCCTAAATCGGAAATCGGCTTCAAATAGGGTTCGTTTTTAGCTTGATACTTTGCTATTTTGTTTAATTCCATCAGTTAGCCCCCTCCAACTTTTCAATTCTGCTTCGCAATGCTTTGTTTTCTTCGGATAATTCTTGAACCGACTTCACAAGCGGTGCGATGATTTCGGTATATCCAACACTGTAAACATCTTCGCCACCTGTATATTTAGGATTGTCGATACCGCCGAAGTCATAACCTTTTTCAGTCAGTGCCTCTAAATCTTGGGCAATAAAGCCGTGGTGGTAACGGTCGGAATTACTGTTATTATATTTGTAATCGACAGGCTTCAAATTGTTGATGAAGTCTAAGCCTAAATATGTTTCTCTGATACTGTTTTTGTCACGTCTGTCTGAACGTTGTTGAATTTCTTTGTGTGCGTAAACAGTAGAGTCTGACGAACCGAGTTGTACTTGATTATCGCCATGTGCATGTGCATTTGAACCAAGACTCGTCGTATTGTTGTAATCACCGACAGGACCCGAAGTATATCCCAGTGCAGTATTGTTTTTACCTTTGATGATTTCACGCAAAGCATTTGAGCCTACGCCTACGTTTTCCTGTCCTGATGTAACGGCTGGTAATGATGATGATCCAACACCGATATTATGATTACCCTCGACAAATCGACCGGCATAACTACCTACCATAACGGAATAACTTGAATTTTTACCGTCTTGCATAGCTTGTGTGCCGACTGCAGTATTACGGTAACCATAAGTGTATGTGTTATCGGTATTTTTGTTTTTATCGTCTTTAAAAAAGTGCATAGCACCGTATCCGACTGCCGTATTGTTGCTAGCGTGTAATGTCTGTTGCAAGTTGTTAGCACCAATAGCTACATTGTCTTGGCCTGTAAGGTTGTTGACCGAAGCATATGAGCCTAGCGCCGTATTACGATAGCCTAACAGGTTGTCACGTAATGAACGGTTACCGATAGATGTATTTTCACTACCTTTAACAGTATGTGATTGTGAGTTGTAACCGACTGCTACGTTTCCAACACCTTTCATCATATGAACTAAAGCATTACGTCCTACACCTACGTTATTAATATAGTCGCTATCACTATAACTGTATAAATCAGTGTTAGGGTGGTATTCAGTTCCTAAATATTGCCAAACATCCGACCATTTAGGTAAGAAATAGCTATTTACAAAGTTTTTGTTCCCTTTGTCTTTCCAGAAGTCGTGCAATGTTTCAATCGCGTTATTTACTCCTCCCCACTTCAAAGCATTAGCACCGACGGCCGTATTACGTTGTCCGAATTTACCTTGACCTAATGCGTCTGAACCGAAAGCGTCATTAGAATAGCTTTCTACCATGTTAGACATTGCACCTTTACCGAATGCGGTTAATCTTCGACCTTTGGTATTGTCTCTAAACACCGCATATCCGACACCAGTATTAGAATAACTTTCTTTAGTTTGATTACGTCCAGCTTGTTGACCAGCTACCCAACTGTAATAGCGTTCTTTGTTCTTAGTATTGTAATCGACGTTAACAGGTTGAGCCGTTTTGTTATCCAATGGAACGATTTCATTTTTAACTTTCAATTCACCGTAACCAAAGAATAGTCCTTCCGGAAATTCACGTGTTAAATAAGTCCCGTCCGGAACAAAATAGACTTGCTTAGCTTTGAATTTGCTAAACAAGTCCGTATTATCCGTCTTGCCATCGCCGATAGCTCCGACAGATTTAATATTAATATAGTAGCTGAATGTTTCCATAATCTTATCGACTTCATTATCAATACGGCGGTCAATTACTTGCAAGTCGTATTTAAGTCTGTCTGATAAGAGAGGGAAGTTCGTACCGTCAATTGCGGTTCTGGAATCTCTTAATTCTTGTATTCCATCGCCGTTATGACCTAATACTAAGTTAATAATTAGGTTGCGTAAGTAATTCAATTCAACATGCACGCTGCCATTCTTGAATAATAAATTTTTAGCATCGTGTGCATAACGTGATGAATTCTTGTGTTTGTCAATTGTTTCATCAATAGCGTTGACTTTATCAAGCAGCCATTTGAAGTTATGGACTGACTTTTGTCTATATTCCCGGCCTATCTCAATAGGCAAATTAGTATAATACATTCAATCACCCTTTCTTATTCTATCCATGTAAATTGTTGGTATATCCATAAGTCGTTACGGTCTTGGTTATCTTTGTTGATATAAGTTTTAACTTTACCGTCTGTTTCCATTGCTATTCTAATTGGATGAACATTACCGTTAGTAGCCGCATTAAAGTATTGATTTTTAGTAATAAAACCAATCGGCAACTGTGCTATTTGAACATTGTGAGGCGCTTTAGAAAGGTTTAGCCTTATCGATTTCATTCGTATATTGCCTACCCTCATTTCTCGAATGGCACAGCTGAAACCATCGCTTCCAAATCTGCTATTTTTATCGATAGAAGGTAATATTCCAATATCAACCCAACCTGTGTCTCCGATAATGGTGTCTTTAAATTCCATTAATTCATCGATATTGGAATTAATCTTGTTATTATCGTTTTGAAGTTCGGCAACGCTGTTTTCTAAGCCATCCAAGTCGATACCTTGTACAGCGTCTTTATGAGTTGCTGCAAAATATTGTTCTTGGTTTTCATCTAAAGGATACTTGATTTCCAATCGTTATCACTCCTCATCTATAAGCACACTGCCAATTGAATCCGAAGCCACTCTCGTAATTGTTGGTGTTGGATCTTTAGGCGTGCTATTGTTTAATCTATTCATACGCTTGATATTACGTGTAATTTGTTGTTGCATTTTAATAAAGTCGCTAGATGAATTAGTGAACTCAATTTCTACGTTTTCGTTAACAAACGGGTGTGGAACAGTCATCTTGATTACTTTTAAATCAGTATTGAAATTCAATGGTTTATGGACAAATCGCACTTTGCTATTTTCTTCATAGTCAGTGAAACCTAAATAGTTGGTTGAAACCTCTACAACTGGTTCATCGTTCAACGACTCTTGAAGTTTGTTTTTAAGTTCTTTTTTATCAGTTATTTTGTCATCAAATAAAGTTTTGGCTTCTTTATGCCCGAAATCATCGTAGTTCGGTGATTTATATTCTGCGAATGTGTGATATATATCGTCGCCTTCCATTTTAGCTGTGAGGTTTAAGACTGTTGATTTTTCAGTCCCCACATACATTCTTGGATTAGACTTTTTGTAGTCCACTCCTTTGATACCACTTTTGAATACCGCTTTGAATGTATGTTCACCTTTTTCTAAATTAGAGGCAATAATAATTTTTTCAGTTTCAGAATTTTTACTGTAACATTTATAATCGCCAACCACTTTGTCATCAACATAAATTGTCATGATACCGCCTTTAGACATCTTTTTAAGTGACCACTCAAGCGTTTCTTTTCCCCATTTGCATTTGAATTTCTTGCTGAATGAAGCGCCGACTTCTTCGGTGTACCATGTTCCGTCTTTAGTGAACTTACCACTATAATCAAGGTTTTTAGGTTTGATAGGATTGTAGTTTTTAGTTTCAGCTTTGGTTTTTTTCTTGCCATAACCTCGAATATATGTTTTTAATTCTGTTGTTTTTGTTGTTACATTGATTTTGTCGTTGTTGTATTTATAGATGATAGGTTCATCGGCTTGCTTGTAATAACTTGCTTCGTCATAAATATAAATCATCTTATTATCTGCGAAATAGATATAATCATACATATCAACGCCATCTATTAGGTATTCCATGCCGTTTTTATCGCCTAACTCTTTGATAGGTATACGTTTGTCAAAGTCACCGATAATTCTGAAGTCGAAGCCTATTTTGTTATCTTGGAAGCCATATTTCAGATACTCATATAATGAGTACGTTGTTATCTCTTCACCTTCATCGTCCACTTCTTCACTCGGTGCGCTTGTGTCCGGCCCTTCACTCGCTTCATCATCTTTGATGTTATGTGCGTTGCTTTCTAACCACGGTTGTGGGTCGAATGCCACACCATTTTGACGCATCTCATAATGTAAATGAGGACCACTTGAACGTCCGGTGTTCCCTGATTCACCGATATAGTCACCGGGCACGACGTTCTTTGTTCCTGTCCATGCTAATGAATTCATATGTCCATAAATAACTTCCAAGCCCTTGCCGTTATTAATCCACACATGATTACCAAAGCCACTACCATCATCTGGAATCGCAGTCGCTTTACCTCTTATAGTAGAATATAATGGTTCATATATATAATTGACATCTATACCGAAATGCTTGCCACCGAAAGGGTAATAAGGGTTAGTACCTTTAGGGTCGAACGGGAAATTGATTCCTTTTGATAGGTCAATCCAACTACCGTCGAACTCAACGGAACCACCGCCGTTTGCACTGTATTTATTTAAATATTCTTGGGCATATGTCACGCGTCTTTGTTCCATCGTTGGTGTATCCGCACTGCGTTCAAAGTGTCTATGGAAATTAAGCGCTGCCTCTGTAACATTTTTAGATGATTTCAACATTTTATAAGCGTAACTTTCGGTTGTTTGCAGTTCCCGCCATGTGAAATCAAATTGCAGTTGTGCGTCTGTCCATGATTTGCCTCGTTGATTAGCATATTGGTATAAGTTGAATTTACGGTCGTCCCATTGAAATAACCCTTTACCACCTAAGTTTGAATTCCCTACGACTTGCTCAGCAGCCGGATTCATACTGGATTCGGCCTCTGCGTTGCCTAACATACCTGCTACTTGATAAGGTGTTAATCCTTTTTTGATGAAATAATTCCATAGTTGATCTGAAACACTGTTGCCTTTAACGATGACCCCACCGCCTGTTGTCGGTTTATCTTTATTTTCTAACGTTTTATCACTTTCATCACTTGTGTCTATGTCAGCCTCTGTTAGTTTTTTAGGGACATAATGGTCTTGGAACTCCATAAAAATATGTTTAGCTTCTATCTCATTAATGATGTTAGATCCATTATATTGTATAGATGTTGATTTAATAACATACTCTTGACCTTTCCATTCTAATATTGCTTCATTCAATAAGTTGTCGAATATATCCTCGTTTCTTGTTGTTTTATATACAGTAAGTGAAATCGAACGTTCATTATTACGTTCATACTCATATTTAAAAGAACCATAGTCATAATCCACTAATATTTCGGCAAACGTATTCTTTTTATTTTTTAAAACTAAGTCTTTCAATATGTTCACCTACCTATATATAAAGTTAAATATCCATTCGGTCTGAACCTTTTTGAGATGCTCACCTGTTATAACAATCTGATTATATCCTGGTGCTAAAGTTATCCATTCGAAATTTGTATATTTTCCGACACGTTGTTTTCTATCTAAAAATGGGTGTACGCCGTTAATTACTAACTCGTTGGCATAATTCAAGGATTCTTTATATTCGAAAACATCGCCAGTGGTTTCATTGGTTATCTTCAAACCTTTAGGCGCTGTCGCATGAATAATGAGTTTGAAATTATGGCGCATAACCGGATTGATTGTGTCGCTTGAACCATTATAAATCCTGAAAGCTGTATGATCGTGTGAGTAATGAACGTCAGATGTCGCTAAAACACCAGACTCGAATTGCCAACGTCCATTATCTAAACTGAATTGACTTGTATCATCTATTGATTCTGAATAACCTTTGTAAACAACAAAAGTAACTTTGAATGTAGCAAACGAATTAGTTAAATCTTCATTTTCATTGCTTTCACAATATACTGCGTATTTTTTGCCCGGCATATCTGAATGCCAGATATAATAAGGCTCTCGTCTGAATAGCAATGTTCTAAGTTTCTGTTTCAACAATCTTAAATCTCGTGTGTCTTCGCCTTTGAATGAAAAGTTTAAAATTAAATTAAAAGGACCGAACGTCGTCGGTCCTAATAGCACACCATCTGTGCCTTTAATTTCTAGTGAGTTAGTTTGAGCTTCTACGCCTTCTTCTTCAAAGTCTAAAAAACTCAAGTTAGGTATATCAGTAATAGTTTGGCTTACATTGTCGTTAAATAACTTAACCTCTTTTTTCAATATTAGTAAGCACCTCCTAAGTTGTACGCCATCATTTCTGCACGTTTACCTTGTGCTTTGCTTATATCTTGTTCGCTTACTCCTGTAGGTTTCTTTTCCAAACGTTGGTTACTAGCTACAAGTTGTGTTAGCAATTCAACTTGTCTTTGCGTAGCTTCTAACTGTCTAGCCATGAAATTAATCATTTCGTTGTCGTTATTGTTACTAGTAGAAGGTGTGCGCATTTGATTAGGGCGTTTATTTTTCTTATTACCTTCTATTCTTTGTGATGCGATAGCGAGCAATTTCATAGCGTCAGATTGTCTACTTGGGTCTGTAGGTATTACAAACTCTGGATGACCATCTTCAGCTAAATTATATAAACCGGATGAATTGATTAATCCACCAGTGGCGTAACCGTGACCATGTCCGATAACTTGTAACATCCCCGATTTACCATAACGTTTTTTAGCGTAATTCATTGCTGCCATAGCATTATCTAAACCATTCATGATATTACCATGACCTGGTAATTTGTTTGCAGCAAACGTTGGTGGAATAACTTGTAATAAACCTCTTGCAAGGTTTCCTGTTTTGTTGTTTATATCTCCGATGCTTCCTTGAACAGCTCCGGCATTACCACCAGACTCTGTTTGAACTTGTCTTATCCAAGCATTAACATATCTACTGTTTGTTGGTAATCCATTAGCTTTTAAAGCTTTGATAATTTCAGGGCGCCATTTACTTGCGGCTTTTGAGCCTCCAGATTTACCGCCACCATTATGTTTCTTCAACCAGTTAGTAGGGTCAAATGGAACTCCATTTTTTCTCATTTCATAGTGTAAGTGAGTCCCTGTAGAACTTCCGGCGTTTTGTCCGTCACGTCCAGGGTCACCGCCTGAAATACCTAAGTAAGTACCAGGTTTAACTCGTTTTTTACCGCGGAATGCTAATTTATGAAGATGTCCATATATAGCTTCTAAACCATTTTTAGCTCTAATCCACATATTCTGACCGAAACCACCGTTCCAGCCTGAGCTACCTGTTGCAGTGCCTGATAGTGTTGAATAAACTTTATCGTATTTATAGTTAATATCTAAACCATGGTGAGGTCTAGGGAATGGGTAACCAGCTTTAGCTGCTTCTGCAGCAGTTCTAGCGAAACCGAAGTTTATACCTTTAGAAAGGTCGATGTAACCGCCGTCACCGTCGCCACCTTGTTCTTCCATCCAGTTTTTGAATGTATCTATAGCAGCTTTTTTAAGTTTGCCAAACATACCTTTCATCATATCAAAAGGTAATTTAGCACCTTTAGAAATACCAAAGCTATCTAAACTAATTCCAAAGCCTTCTAGGACTTTGTCAAGTAATTTACCCGGTTTCTCAATCCAATCCATAACGTCGCCGACTTTATCGTCTAACCATTTTTTACCTTTGGCAGCAGCTTCAAGTGTTTTACTAACAACCGCTTTACCACCGTCTACTACTTTAGCAGCTCCAGCTTTAGTTGCGTCCCAAGCGTCGCCGAATACATTATCGCCTTTTTTCTTTTTCTTAGGTTTTTTGTTTCCATTACCTAATGGATTAGTACCAGTAGAGAATTTAGGTAAGCTATTTAACATTGAATGAGTTTGAGCACCATTCATAACTGATGATCCTTTTGGTAAGAAAGCTGTTGTATCTCTGTTAGGTGTGAGCGCCATTTTACCGTTAGGATATTTAATAGCTTCATGTCTGAAGCCACCAGGTCCATTTCCGCGTCCTTTATCGCCAACAGTTGCGAATGTGTCACGATTTATTTTACCATTTGTTACTACGTTTTGTGTATGAGTAGACTCTGTACCAGTGTGTAATTTGACTTTAGGTAAGTCTTTCATACCGAGTTTTTTACCAACCCAGTTTACACCTTTGATTAATCCGTTTAATCCTTTTTCTACTCCACTGATCATGCCTTTGAAGAAACCTTTGATTTTTCCTGTAACTGATTTGATAACGTTACCCATTTTGTCCATGACGCCAGTTACTTTATTCTTCATTCCATTAACTAAGTTTACTGTACTGTTCTTGATGCCTCGCCACTTTTTAGACATGAAACTGCCGACGGAATTCATCGTTTTGTGTGTTCCTTTAGACAGAGAACCCCAAGCACCTTTGACACCAGACCATGTGCCTTTAGCTTTTTTTACTGTGTTAGATTTGATGCTCGACCACTTAGAACTCATGAAACTACCTACTGCTTTGAATGTTTTAGTAGTGCCTTTTTTAAGGTTGTTCCATGCATTTTTAACGCCGGACCATAAAGCTTTAGCTCGTTTTACGACGCCGTTTTTAATGTTGGTCCATACTTTCAGCGCAAAGTTTTTAACCGCATTGAATATCGCAGTTGTACCTTTTTTAAGCGCGTTGAACGCAGCTTTAACTCCGTTCCAAAGTCCTTTAGCTCGTTTTATAACACCGTTTTTAATAGCATTCCAAACTTTAATAGAGAAATTCTTAACAGCGTTAAATATAGTCGTTACGGTATTTTTTATTCCTTTGAATATATTAGCAATGCCATTTCTTAACCCTCTGACAATGTTGAGTATACCGTTTTTAATAGCATTCCAAACTTTGATAGAGAATGACTTAATAGCGTTGAATATAGTTAATACAATTCTTTTCACTAAATTGAAATTAGATCTGACTTGTGCTACATAAGCCCTAATTATTGCTAAAACGCCATTTTTAAGTAACGCCCATATTTTAATAGCTGCATTCTTCATGCCGTTCCATAAAGCTGATAAGACATTTTTCAACGCTTGTATAGGGTGCTGTACAGCAAATTTAATAGCGTTCCATATGATTGCAGCGCTTGTTTTAATACCATTCCATATGATTATCGTAGATACTTTTACAGCAGTCCAAATACCAACAATATAATTTTTCAAAAATCCGAATATGGCTATCGCAGCATTTTTAATTGAATTCCAAATACCGATAACCGCATTTCTGAATGTACTGTTTGTTTTCCAAAGGTAAACAATAACTCCTACCAGTGCAGTGATTACAGTGATAACTATTCCAACCGGCCCTGTCATAAATCTGATTGCTAGTCCTAAACCTTTAGTTGCTAATGCTGCCGCTTTAGTTACACCAGTCCAGACAGTCATAGCCGCCGCTGCAATTTTGGATTTAATCGCTTGTATTGTTTGAGACGTAGTTAATGCAGCTACCGCATATCTGTAACCATTTGCTATGCCACGAGCAGTGGCGGTAACGCCATTCCATATAGCCTGTGATGCAGCAGACACTTTAGCCGCACCATTATGTCTAATGAAGAATTGTATTAAACTAGACATTCCACTAAACATGCCACCAATAGTCCTTGCAAACTTACCGAATATAGTTAAAACTGGACCCATCGTTACCAATGTGATACCTAGCCATTTTACCATTCCGCCTAGTGTCTTTTGAGTGGAACCGTCTAAACTTTGCCACCATTTTATGATTGACTGTATACCACCAGCTATTTTAGAAAAGGCGTTGCCTAATTGCTCGCCAGTATCTTTAGCCCATTTTTGAGCTGAGGGTGATTGGAGTAATTTCTCAAATTCTCTCAAACCGTCTTTAGACTGTTCGAACACACCACTTAATAGGTTTTCACCTAATATACCTATATAAGCTTTTGTGTTTTGAACCATACCTTTCCACGATTTAGCATACGATTTGGCCATGCCACCAGCAAAGTCATCCATAACAGTCATGAAATCTTCAGATGTTACTTTACCTTCTGTAACCATTTTTCTGAATTCTTCTTGTGATACGCCTAAGTGTTTAGACATAGCCATTGCAAATCCTGGCATACCTTCTTCAATCATATTCAACTCTTCTGTCATGAGTTTCCCTTGACCTTGAACACGGTTGAAAATCATTGCCATATCTCCAACTGGTCTGTTAGCACCAACTGCAGCATCACCGACTAATTTGATATAATGTTGTAAGTCTTTGCCTTCTTTTACACCTGCTGCCAATGCACCAGCTGCGATGTCAGTACCTTCTGCCATTGTAGTCATGCCGCCTTCGATAGCTTTCGCTACTTGGTCGGTAATCGAACCAACTTCTTTAGTTGAATAACCTAGTCCTTCGAGTTTAGCTTTAGCGCTATCTAAGCCGACAAGTCTATCAAAACCTAGTTTAGCTGTAATACCAGCCATAGCAGTTCCAGCAGCTAATGCTGGTTTAGTAATTTTACTTGACAGTGAACTGCCTACATCTTGTGCTTTTTGTCCTATACCTTGCATGCTACTTCCTATGCTTCTAAACGAATTGCTTAGCCGACCAGCCAAAGAAAAGTTTTCTCTATAGTACTTATTTAAACGACCATATTCGTCTTTCATAGCATTTATAGCGTTAGCTTGTTTGTTGTACTCTGTTTGCAATCTAACAGCTTTAGCACTGTTTGCGCCTTGTGATTGTGCTACTTCTTTATATTTCTTTTCTAGCTGATCTAAATTCGATGTACCAACTTTTATAGCTTTGTCGAGATCATTCATTCTTTCTTTATAAGAAGATGCACTCTTTTCACCATATTTAAAGTTGTTACTAGATAATTTCAAACTAGAGTTCAAAGCCCTAAACTCACGCTTAATGGCAGCTAGCGTTTTACTAACTCCCATGTCACGCATGGAAAGGTCAATCTGCAACCCTTTTATTCTTTCTGGCATCACTCCACCTCCTTACTTATAAGATGTATTACATGAACGCGTCGATCATACTGTGAGTCTTCTTGACGTTTTTCTGATTGCTTTCGTCAACTAATTCCATGAAGAAAGCGAAAGGCATGTCTAAAATATCATTAATATCCTTCCCACCTTCTTTCATCATTTCCAACATGAGTTTCTTCATGTTTTCTTTGTGTTCCTTGTATGAAACAGATTTTAGATGATTCGCGCTAGTTCCTTTTTTCTTTCTTCGTCCATTTGTCCTTGCGCGATAAATTCGATTTGTCCTTGTAATTCTTCTACTGCATCAGGTGCATGTAATCTGTCTAGTAAGTCATCTTTAGTGAATTGGTTGTTGTAGATGTCTACGACCATGTCTAACATTTGGTCAATGTTTTCTTGTGCGGAAGTATTTTCATCTGATGCGCCATCCATTAAATCCGCAGCATCATAGATTTTACGGAATGGAATTTGAGTTGGAGTAATGAATGTATCGTATTTTGCGTTGCCTTCTGTATCAGTTACTGCGTTACCTTTTTTGTCTACTTGTACTAATTTAATAAAATTACGTTTAGCCATTTATAATTTCTCCTTTAATTTTGGTTTTTATTTGCAAATAAAAAGAGGGCATATAGCCCTCAAGTAGAATTATTCTTGTGATTCGTCTGAATCATTTTGTGGTTGATTAACCGTTACTTTAGTTGTTGCTTTTTTATTACCATCTTCAGTAGTGACAGTAATGTTAGCTTGTCCAGGTGCTACGCCAGTAACGTGTCCATTTTGATTTACGGTTGCTACATCTTCGTTTGATGAAGCTAAACTAATAGATTTATTTGTAGCCGTAGACGGCGTTACTGTTGCTTTTAATACACCTTCTTCGCCAACATTAAGTGACATTGTTGTTGGTTCGACTGTCACGCCACTTACTGCGATAGGTTTCGTTTTAAAACCAGGCACTTTCACTTTTTCAGATTCACCGTTTTCGTTTTTACGAGTAACAGTATAAGTACCTGCTTTATAACTAGTATTAGCATTTAAGCCATCGATAGTGACTGTTGCTTGTCCATCTGTGTACTCTGCGCTTTTGACAAGCTCATCACCTTTGTACACATTAAGTGTTTCTGTCATTCGTATTCACCTCGTTTAATTTTGCCCCTATTCTGCTGAAATAGCCGCAGATGAATCATCTGTTTCTACTTCAACATTTTGGGGATTGTTAGGGTGTTTCTGTTTCTTCTGCATTATCGTCAGAAGTATTTTCTGAATCATCTTCTGCTTTACCATCAAAGATTGCAGACCAAATAGCATCCTTCATAACAGATGCGCCTTTAGCATCGTGACCTAATAACATAGCTTTTTCTTCTTCAAAGCCTTTAACTGGTGCTTGCATGAATTCTGCAGTAGTAGAGTCAGAACTGAATTCTACACCATCTTCTTTTGTATTACCTTCTAATTCAGGGAATGTGAATAATCCTTTAGGTAGTCCAACGTATTCACGTGAACCATCTTCCATAGTTTTAGCGAACATAACAGCTACATATGGAGGCGTATCGTTACCAACTGATACAATGCCATCTTCTGATTTTTCTAAGCCAAATAACGCCACTCTGTCCTCTAATGGTAGTTTGTGGAAACCAGCTTCTACTTCGATAGTACCGTTAGCAACAGCCATTTCTGCTACTTGGTTATCACCGTATGCTTTTTCAATGTCTTGGTCCTTAGATACTGAAATTTCTTGTAAATATTTAATACGTTCTGGGTCTGTAACAGCTTGTACATCTTCGCCATGTACTTTGTAATAAAACTCTGTTAAACCTGTAAATGAACGGTAGCTTTTCTCTGCCATATTAAAACACTCCTATAAATTAAAATATTGTTTACCTTCAAACCGTTTAGCTTGTCGGTAGATATTGAATTCCTTGATATATTCGGGTTTCATGGAAGATGCTTCGCCAAATCCCAATACTTCCCACATCATTCTTTGCAATAAAAAAACGAGCCTATCTGATAGGACTCGTCCGTTTACGCCTTGCTTTTGTTTTACAAATACATCTATTTGATAAAAATATTCGTAAGTGAGATTATCATTATCACCAAAATCAGTAGGTGTAGGTGTATCTAATGGATCTATGACAATCACTACATCTTTAATTTCTTGTGCGTTTGGATAATCAAAGAATTTAATATTGTTCTTTTGAACATGCTCCATAATTTCTTTATTATCTGTAATCGCTTCATATATCTTCATTGTGATGTCATCCAATAAGTTACACCTTCTTTCTCATTTCTTCTTTTACTGTTCTGAAATACGTTTCTCTGCCTTCACGCATCGCGTTTTCAATAACGCCTTTGCCTCGTGTATTAACCCACTTTCCAGAACGGTCATAGTGTCCGTACTCATTTAAGTGGATAATTCTATAACGTTGTTTAGGCCCACGCCAATGAATTTTCACTGTGCGCACACCATTTATCGTCATAGGTTTAGATACTGTCGTTTCTTCGACAGATTCACCGGTATCTTTAAATGACTTCATGTTGTTTTTGATTATCTGAACAACTTTCTGTGCGCCTTTAGTTAGTGCGAAGTCTGTAACTCGTTTCATCGCACCTCGGCCATATTTGCGTTCTAGAGCATCTTGTAGCTCTTTGTAGCCTCTGAGTGTCACACTCATTGTTCTTCACCCACAATCTTGACGTAACCTTTTGTTTTCGCAGGCGACACATTTTTGATATTAAAAAACAACCCTGCATACATACCGTTATGAACTTCAAATACTTGGTTCACAGTCGGTACAAATTGAGGTTGTGCATCTCTAATATTTAATGTGACGGAGCGTTTACTCACTTCTAAATTGTTAAGTTGTACGTCTTTTTGTGTTGGCTCATACATATCTGCAAAGCAACTGTAGACGTTTTGCAACTCGCCCATGCCCGCTTCTGGTCCCTCATCTAAATCTGTGTAGAAACTAATACGATAATCTAAACTATTCAGATTCAAGTAATCGTCTCCGTTTCCATTTAACTAAATCTGTTCTTAACGTTTGAATAAGTGACATAGATGAGGCGGGTACGTCATATGATTGTTCATTACTCGTGATTGAACGATTATCGTTGTGGTGCGCGACAATATTTAACACTGCTAAATTAAACAATGCGTTATCTTCGAAAAATGCTTGGTCTTCATCTGCAAGCGATACGGCAGCCTTAACTTCATTGATCGCACTGGGTACATAGACGTTCATGATTAAATCATCATCAAAGTCATGGTCTACACGTATCGCTTTCTTAACAGAATCTTTGTCGTTAATATCAAACAACTAATCACCCCTATTCTGCCGTAATAGATACAGACTTAGCGTTTGCATTAACTACGACATTTTGGGGCGTGTTAGGGCGTTTCAGTAGCCGCGTCATCTTCGAATGTTACGAAATATCCTGCGTTAGCGTCGGCTTGTTTAACGTCGAAACGGAATGCGCCCATAAGGTATTTACCGTAAATGTCGTTGTCAATCCATTGAACCGAAATATCAGTACGGTCTGCGAATAATACGGCACGTTCTAAATCGCCAACGAATGCAACTGCATCGCCGTTTTTACCTAATAAGTCATCACGTACTACAGTTACGTTCATACCTAATACAGTATTTCCAGCAGTGTTGATAATGCTGTCTTGAAGTAAGTAGCGACCGTTACCGTCTTTAAGTGTGTCTAGTTTTTGGTAGAAGCTTTGTGTACAAACAATACGACGGTTGTATCCAGGATCTAATTGAACGTTAGTGATTGCTTTTAAGTCATCAACATCAGAAACAGTAGTAGGGTTGAATTGTTTTAATACGTCACCAATTTTTTCGTTGAGTGTATTCACTTTTTGTTCTTGGATGTTATCTTGAACGATTTGAGTTAAGTTAGCGATTGAGTCATCGAGTGCCTCTTGAGAAATTGGGATAGCACCACGATAAGTCGCTACTTCCCATGCAACCGTTTCGAATTTTGGTTTAGCGAGTTCTGGTTTTTTCTCTAACTCTTCAACAGTGTGGAACTTGTCATCCGCACGTTTTAAGATTGGATATTTACCACTTGCAGTTGATACAGAAGTTTTTGTAACAAGTTCAGATAAATCTTGTACCGTTTTTACTTCCTTTTCAGGGATGTACTTAATTTCCTCTGGAATTGTTACACCAACGTCATCTGATTTAACGTTATCACGTTTAGCTCCTTTTGATTTCATGTACTCTTCAAAACCTTGAATTTTAAGGTCTTGCTCTGGGTTCTTTTGTAATTTTGCCATGCGTTTTCCTCCTTGTTTTTCTTTCTTTTTCTTCTCTTCTTCAAGTTCTTCTTCTGTAGGCTCTTCAACCTTTTCGATTGATTTGTCTTCATCAGATTCACTTTCAGAAGCGTCGTCAGAGTCTTTTTCTTCTTCCTCTTTGACTTCTTTAGGTTGCTCCTGTTTAGGAGCATCCTTTACGTCTGATTCAGATTCAGTTGTGTCTTCAGATGTTGGTTTTTCTGGTTTATCTTCAGCCACGTCTGATTCCTCCTCGTTTTGATTTGGTGCAATCTCATCGATTTCTTTAGAAAGTGACTCTAGTTCTTCTAAAGACTTTTTCTGTTCATCGATGTCTGCTTTGAGCTTGCGCGCAGTCTCTAAGTCGCCCTTATTAACTGCGTCTTGCGCTTGGTTAATTAAGTCTTGAAGTTCTTTCTTCAAATCATTAAACCCAGCCATTTAATCACTCCTTTTCTAAAATTAGGTATAAAAAATAGCCTTACGTGTCTAAACGAAGGCTGTCTAAATGCAATGAGATTTTCAGACCTTCCAATTCTTTAAATCGCTCTAAAGATTTGGTACGTTGCCCAACTTCGACTGATGTGTCCTTGTATGCAGGGATAGTCACCACACTCACTTCAATGAGTTGGTCGATTTGATGAATGGTTTGAACGTATTCGCCGTCTTCATTCGACCACGTTCGCGCCGATTCTTCGTTAGGTAATGTGTAGAAGAAACTGCATTGATTAACGTTACCTGCTTTAATGTTTTCGTAAATGTCACGGGCGTAACTTGTGTTAGGCAAGTAACACTTAAAGTAAAGCCCTTTCTCATCTACTGTAAGCTCTAATGTCTCTGCTTGTGTACGACCGATGACGTAGTTGAAGTCGTGATTAATTAAACATTTCACATCGCTCACATCCACGCCATCTAACGCATCAGGCGAAACAATTTCTTTAAAACCACCTAAATCATCACTCATTGAGTTAAATAATATGGCATATCCCTCAATGACCATGTCTTGTTGTCCAGTGTCAACGTTACTGTTAGTCATTCTCATCACCCCCTTTAAGGGCGTCTATATCGCTATTTTGTTTGTTGATTTTAGCTTGTTGATAATCTTTAAGCGCAGACAATGGCGCACGGTTAAGGTCGACAAGTGGTTCGTCACCGTTATCGATCGGTTGGTAACCAAATGTGCTACGTGCTTCATCTGTTGAGATAATCCCTTTACTGTGCAATTCAGATATACGATTGAGTTGCAATTCAGGGTCAATATCAATTAAACGTGATGAATCAAACTCTAATTCATAATCGCTACCAATTGTTTTAAATATCTTCGTCTCAAGCTCGGCAATCATCATCTTAAAGATAGGATCTAATGTACTTTGTAGATACTCTAAATTGGCTTGTGTGATTGATGTATTGACCGTTTCAATTCCGAGTTTAGAAACAGGTAAGCCAAACGCTTTAGCAACTTGAGATGTACTGAATTTGTAACTATTTAAGAAGTTCAATACTTCAGTCGGAATTTGCAGTCTTGAAAATTCCATCGTGTCATCTAAAGCAACTAAACCACCGTTATTCGCTAACTGGCTTTCAGAGAAGTTCTTTTTAAGCTCTTTCAACTGTTCAGCGTTAATCTGACCTTTTTTATACTTGAGTACCGATGTCGATGTTCCACCATTATCAAAGAAATTACGTAAGAACGATTTACTTCCTTGCGATATACCAATCTCGTGCATGAGCGCATACAACGGACTGTAGCCCGTATATCCATCTAACGTGATGTATCTGAAGTGTAGTATATCGTCGCCCGTTTTACGCTCTGTGTTGCCGTGAGCGTCTTCTGAGACGTTATACATCACTTCCCCGTTCACTTCTTCCAATCCTACCAAATCATTATGTAGGAAGTAGAAACTTGTAGGGAAACCATTTTTATCACGTACAATTTCAACAAACGACTGACCGTTCAAAAGCATATTAGCGATGATAATGAACTTAAAGTGCCAACCAGGCAACTGACCGTCTGGATTATCATTAAACAATTTAAGAATATCATCCATAACAACGTTCGATTCATGACCTTTAACTTTTAAACGTGTACTTGCAATATCAGCAGAGATGATACGTGTTGCCGTAAATACGTCACTGTTACGCAATGCATTAATACCTGTAAAACTTGCGTGCATCCCATGTTCTTGCCAATACAAGATACGTTCTAGGTCACGGTTCATTCGTTGTTCTTTTGTGTTAAAGCCTAAATCAAGTAATGGCATTATTTATCCCTCCTTTCCGCCGAAGAGTCATCGGTATAGAGTTGATTAAGTAAATAAGCGACACCCACCAATACGACACCGATAAAGATGAAAGCAACGGGCTTCCAGAAGATAAATAAGCCATAAAAAATACTCGCAATCCCTAATATAAATACGATAGCGAGCAACAAGGCGTATAGTATTTTGTTCACTTTATACACCTCCTTAAATAAACAGTGGCATGTTAACATCTGCATTCCATTCGTGTTCACACGCTTCTACATAAGCAAAAATTGTACTCATTAATGGATCTATCTTCTCACGATTCATTCGTTTTTCTATCATGATTGAGTCGTTTGTATCTTTAGCGACCGCATTCTTAATTGCTATATCTAGCAATGGATTGTAAGCATGTTTAATATCGCCATTGATTACGTTAAGTCTAAAGCTCATGTTTGGATTAGATAGTGTTTGCGGTCCTTGTCTTATTTCAATTAAGTCATAATATAAGTGCCATTCCCTACGTTCTATTTCTGCTAGAACACCATGTATAGCATAAGGGTCGTAACAGATTGCTTGTACTTCTAAATTGTGGCTTTGAACATAGTCATCAATGTAATCAAGCACTTGATCTGTGTTAATAATACCGCTTGATAAGTCTGTAATCGTGCAAAAGCCGTCATTAGCAAGTTGCCGATAATCGATATAGTCGCGCTCTATCTTCGCTTGTAAACCGCCTTTAGTACCAACGAACGAATGACTGTCTACATAGTATTGTTGGCTCTCTTCATCTAAGTGGATGAAAGACACTGCAGTTAAGTCATCGGCTCTGGATAAGTCAAGACCGATATAAACTTTAGTACCGTCAATGTCAAACTCTGTTTCGTTCTTTTTCCAGTCATTAAAGTCGAGGTAAGATTCTTCTGATGCTTGCATCCAGTAGTTAAAGTTCTTAACTAAGATTTTAAACATCGAACTTTTCTCTGTACCTTCCTTAACACGCTTTTCAAGGAATGATTCAATCTGTTCACGTAAGTCATCCGACTCGTTTATTAACGGATTAGACTTCGCCCACATCTTTTTATCTTGCCATTCCTCTTCTGAATCTTGTTCAAAGATAATCGCTAGATACTCGTCGTCTCTATACTCTTCATGTAAGATTTTACGAGCGTACGGCAACTCATCGACATACATGGGTGCATTTAAGTTAAAGCCTGCCGTTGAGATGATGAAGATAAGTGATTGTAGTAAGTTCCCTTGCCCAGATTCGATAAGCTCCAACATCTCATCTGTCTTCGCTGCATGATACTCATCGATAACTGCCATGAATGGTTCGAAACCATCGACGCCACCAGTATCACGAGATAATGGCATGATATAAGAACCGTCTTTTAAATTATTGATTTGTTCTCGTACTTTCTTCACATCTTTCTTAACTTCGGGTACACGTGTTGTAAATGACTGTAACTGTTTAGATACCATGTTAAACACGATGCTCGCTTGTTTCTTGTCATTCGCCGCACAATACATCTGACGCCCTTCTGTAGGCTCGTTATCGAATAGAAAGGCGTATAGCACTAAACCTGCAACCATAAGCGATTTACCCTGTTTACGTGCCATTGAGATGTAAGCCTTTCTAAAGCGCAAGTAATCATTTTCATTAAACCAACCACGCACCATAGAAATGATGAATTTCTGGAACAGCCCAAGTTTATGAACTTTACCTTTGGTGTCGGGTAATATCTCGATAAACTTAATTACTTTATTGGCTCTCTTAGGCTTATAGACGTACGGGAATGTATCATCTGATGTTATCCTTTGAATGTCTTTTAAATGGCGTATACAGGCGTTCACAGTGTCCTCACAAGCGACGTATGTGCCAGATAAAACCATGACGCAGTATTTATAAGCATCATCTTTATATTTTTCTGGTATATCAAGCAGTTGTTCATACATATCAGGTATTTTTACGCTAGTCATCATCGTCAACCCCGAATTCATCGTACACAGATTTCTTGACTTCACTTTCGGTCGGTACGACCAATCGCATACGTGAATCAATCGTCATTCCTAATTGACCACAGATGGACCTTAACTCTTTCAATGATTCCATATACGCCATGAAGGCACCTGTTTTACGATTAGTTTCAGGGTCGACCATACCTTCAATACCATCTTTTGAACTAATTGCACGATATAAAGTATCGTTTTGGTCTACTACTTCACAATATTTCTTGATAAGCGTGTAATCTAATTCAGCTATAGGCAATTGTTCGAGTAATGGAACAACTCTCAACCATTCTTTAGCAGCATTTTCGGTTAATCCTTCGGGTATAGAATCGACATTCATCTTTTCAAACTTTTGTAAGCCGTTTTCTTTATACTCAGCTTGCTCTAATACTTCTTTATTGTGATTTCCTGTTTTAGCAGCGTTTAATTTAGGCTTTCTACCTGCCATATCAGCACCTCCTAACGATATATGACTTTGTGAATGTTTTCATTTCTAGAATTTGGTCACAAAAAAGGCCGGCTCGTTTTCGCTCGAACCCTAGAGCCATGGGGTTTTCCTTCGCCCCGCAAAAATATTTTCAAAAATTTTCAAGAAATTATTTGCTGTGAATTTTATTGTGACACCGATAACAGACTGCCTCTAAATTATCCATATCCAGTCTTTTCGACCAATCCCGTTTCAACTCAACCTTATGGTGTACGATTAAACTATCACTTGTGATAACACCTTGTGCTAGACAGCGCTGACAAAGATAATTATCACGTATTAACACTTGTTCTCTCGTCTTACGCCACACAGTCGAGTTATAAAACGCTGTATAAGCCTGGTTCTCTCTATTGCGTCGAACCTGTGAGTTATACCTTTTGGTATTGGCTTTCCTATACTCTTCCAACTCGCTTTGCTTATACTTTCTGTTTCCTAATCTTACTTTAGTTTCGAATTTCATTTTCAGTTTCAACTTCTTTCAAATAGAAAACAATTCAAACAATAAAATTAAAAAGATAAAAAACAAAAAGACAAAACGAAATTCTAAAATAGAAAATCATTTTGTCTTTTCGCATTTGCAAATCAATCATAAAACTTTATTTACTTTTTTCATTTGAATTCTCTCAATCAATTATTCTAAACAATTCTTTACTTGATAATCTTTTTTTCAAATAACAAACAACTTCTAAATCAAATCGAATAAACAATTTGAAATAGAAGTTGTCATTAATACAGAAAGGAAATTATAGAATGAATCACTCAATACGAAACGATAACGTTGTCACATTCAGAGACGTTAACTTATCGATCGTAAGCTTAACCCTTTGGCTAGGTTCATAAGTGTGTACCTTAAACACTAGCCATCAATTGATATGGCTTACAATGAGGGGACTATCAAGTATGCCAAGGATTAATAGCGTATGCTTTAACATGTGTGCTATCAATCCCTTATAGGCAAAAGCCTATACTACCATAATAAATCTGTATGGGGTGGACTTACATAGGGTCAAAGTCCGTTCCTAGACATAGCCGATATAGTTAGCAAGCTTAGTAAGCATTGCGTTACGTCGTCTTAATATCGTTGTCTTACTTACAAAGAAGCGGTCTGCAATTTGATCCCACTGATTACAATCAATAGGACAATCCCAATAACGTAACCGAATCATTTCCATATCATCTTCATTTAACTCATCCATCAATCTATCCACACCGTTAACAATGTTAGATAGGTTGTTGTACTTTTTATCCTTCGTCTTTTTAATCACTTCACGCTCTACAGGATTACCAGGTAAGTTAGACTTACCACCTTCTGGATTATCTATCTCATGGCTCTCCAACAACTCATATTCTCTGAAGCGTAACTGCTTTTTATACTGCGTAATGTTCTGAATGTAGTCTTCTAATTTGCGTATGTCGTAACGCTCAATTACAATCATGTAAGTCCTCCCAACTACTTATTGTTATAACGTTCAATGATTCGTTGTATATCTTTATCTTTAATCAGACAACTAAATATATAGTGGCACTCGTCTAACTCTTTACGCATAAGTATATTAGATATCAAAGCATACAATGCAATGAGTGACATGATGATAGTTAACATTATCCACATTCTTATCCACAACTCCTCCAAGTTTTAATATAATTGTGCTTATTGGAAGTGTTATTTCAGCCAGCACTAATCACTCACTTCTGCTTTAATCCTATTCAAATCATATTGGTCCGTTTCTAATGCAAAGTCTTTAGGTGCTTCGATATCATCTTCACTTTCTAAAATAGCGATGAGTAGAGAAGTGAGATACTTCCCTAACTCATACATAGCGATTAAGAATAAATCTTTGAGTATGTGTTTAAACATTGTGTTCACTCCTTACCAAGTATTTTTTTAATCTCTGCTACTATATCCTTACTCTCCTGTACTTCCATATGCGCCTCTATCACTTTCATTTTCAAACTCCTTAACTTCTTTGGGTGTAGGATATACAACTGGTGCTACAACTAACTGAGCTAGTCTTTCACCTTTTTCTACTGTGATGTCTTCATCGCCTATATTGTCTGTGATGATACCTATTTCTTTATGATACGTTTTATCTATAGTTCCTAATGCTACACGTAACTTCGTTTTAAGTGATTTGCCCGATCTAGGTCTTACTTGCGCCTCATACCCATAAGGCAGATTAATTGCTATATCTGTTTTAACTACTTTAGTTGCGTGTGCAGGAATTTTAATCGTTTCTGATACATACAAATCTAACCCGCTATCCGTAGGGTTTGCTCTCTTCGGCATAATCGCATTCTTTGATAACAATTTAATTTCTAATGTATTTTCCATTTATGAAACTCCTTTATATTCAGATTGTTTAAACCATTTACAACCTTTATGTGATTTATTAATACCTCGGATACATTCACTTATATGCCCACTGCTAAAACCATTTCTTTCAGCTTCCATCATTGATTTATAATAGTTACATTCTCCGGTTTTTATATTTATGCCCACTATTGGAATAGTTTGTTCTCTTAACCACTTTGGAGAAGTTTCTCTACTTTTTACCATTCTTATATTCTTGGTGCCATGATTTGCATTATGTTTGTAAGTACACCACTCTAAATTAGACAAACAATTATTTTTGCGGTTTTCGTCTATATGATTAACACATTGGTCTTTTGAATTTTTGTTTAAAAATGTTTCAGCTACTAATCTATGGACTAAATATCGCTTAGTCTTACCGTTCTTCGTCAAACCAACTCTTAAATATCCGTAACCATTGTCTGATTGTTTTAGCATTTTATCACTTTTATTACTCCACACGTTACCTTTATCAGATATCATGTATTCTTTATTAAATTTTTTAATATACATCCAATTTTCTTCCATCCTACTCGTCCTCCAATAACTCTGGGTTTTCGTATATGTTGCCTTGAACTTTTAAAATTAAATCATTTGTATAAGATTTAAAATAAAAATCTGACAACATGATAATTTTAGGAAAATCTATAAACTCTATATAAAAAGAACCTTTTGCGTACTTAACAATACTTAATTTATAATTGACGTGTACAATATCCCCTTCATAAATCTCGATACCATTTATGTCTTTCAAACCAGTTGATTGCATGAGTTCAAAATTTTGCATATGTTCACAAGCCGAATAAATATTAGAAAGGTCTGTAACACTTACATTTCCATTCTCGCCAAAACTCACTATCAATTTCTTATCTGTATATTCCATATATTCTCGGTCTTTATCCCACGCTCTAAATTTAGGCATCATCTCAAACACTCCTTATTTATTGATTTGGTAGTCCTGTGCTCAACTTTTTAACTTATCTATCTCTCTTCTGCATTTAAATTTCTATCTAAACAAAACTGTTCAAACTCTGTCTTATTAAATCGAAACTTTAATCCGTGATACATCGTCCGATAATGTCCACATACTTTATACAAACCATCGACAATGTGAACATGTGCTACTCTTTTGCCATCATTATTTAAGAGGTAGTGTTTATTTTTAAAGTAATCTATCATTATTACCATTCCTCGTTTTTAATTAAGTCTTGGCAAATCTCATTAAACGTTTGTATACCACGTCCGTTCGTAATATCCAGTACCACACCATACACATACTGGTTGATACTGAACTCTGTACGGTTTTGTTCTTCTGATATATGCCCAGTACCTTGTCTAACATCAGTACACTGTACGTAGATATCATATTTATCGTTATCTACATATTGCAGTACCCCATGTACAAAGCCCATTTCTGCTATCGTCCCTTGTGCATGGGGCAAATAGTCAAAGATGAGTATATCGCTCTTGTAAATACCTGCTGTGTCGTTATAAACGATACGTTCTGCTAATCCTGTTTGATCCGCATTCTGTTTATCATTAATATCCTTGTCATCTTGAGGCGCATAGACTCTAAAGCCTAAACGCTCAAGTTCTTTCTTTTCGAACTCACGACGCATTTGTTGTCCAATAGACAACATATCTCCTCCAAGATATACTTGCTTACTCATCTGCCAGCACCTCACTTAATCGACGTTGATAAACGCCAATCTTATTCAAGTCTTCTAAATCATTTTCTTTACGCCCTAAACGAGTAGTATATTTGATAATGTTGAATTTTAAAGCGCCTACCAATTCATCGTGAGTAAACTGTTGGCGACAGAATTCAATAACATCAATGCCATCAGTGCCTTGGTAGTGGTTAGGCACTTGATTCATTTGATGACGTTTGCGTTGTTGTAAGTCATTTGATTCAACAATTAAATCAAAGTAGTCCGCATCACATATTCTTTCTTCGGTTGAATCTTCAAATTGTATTACCGCTACAGATTCAAAAGGATAAGATTCCATATAGCTTTTTTTAACTGTAGCTTTCGCCCCTTCAAGATATTGCGATTCTTCATCAAAACCGTAATAAATAATTTTATCCCCAACGTTTAAATCTTGAACTTTAACTTTTTTCAACATCATTCAATACCCCACTTTCCAAACATTTGCTTATAAGTCACTTCGAACCAGTAATCGTCTTTTACTTTGTGATAAGTCGTCATTTCTGCAGAAGATACGTTGCGTCGTTTAGTGATTCTTGCTAGCCGTTTCAATTTCACTTCTCTTTCTTGCATTACCTTTCGTTTACGCTCTACTGCTTGCTCTTCTTTGTGTTCTTTCTCGTATTGCTCTGGATTTTGTTTATACTTAACAACACGTTTAAGATTGCGAATACCTTGCTTGAATTCATCCTTAATCTCTTTATGCGTCATTCCTGTATTGATTGCATCTTTATATACATCTACAGGAATGTAGTAAGGCTTTGTGCCATCTGTTGTTAGATAGCACAAGCGACCTTTATTGTCCTTTTTCTTTGGTAAATTGATTGTTTTACCCACTACACTCACTCCTAATCAATATCTTTAATTTCGACATTATCAATGTTTAAAAACTCCAGGTCTTCGTATTCCATAAGTGTTGGTTGTTCCACAAACTTATAGAATATACGATCTATCTCGTCTTGAATTTCATCATCATAGTCATACGTTGATTTTGTAGTAACTGGCACATTGAGTTGTGCTTTTATATCCAATTCAACCTTTACATTTGTTTCTTTATAATCCATGTCATCACTCACTTTCTATAATTTGAATCGCTTCTTCCACATTGGTAGCTATGCCATAGAGAATATTTTGTTGTTCTGCAAAAGCTTTAAAGTTCGCTTGTTCTTTGCGCAAACGTCCTTTTGGTGTTTTTACTTCAATTGCTATAAACTTACCGTCAGATTTACGAAAACCAAATGTATCCGGAAAGCCTTTCGGTAGTAATTTAATAATGCGATTATCTTTAGTTATGACTTTTCCAGCATTTGCACGCCATAACCTGTGTCCACGCTGATTGATAGCTAAGATAATTTCATTTTGTATTTTTTGTTCAGTCATAAATTTTTACACCTAGAAAACGGCTATCATCATAGCCAGAAAAATCAATATCACCATCACTCGTCATATCCATCGGTTCTACATATCTATAACCATCATTGTTTTCAACCAATGCCAAACATACGATTGGGCATTCGAATATAATTCCATTACCGCTATCGTATTGTGCTGCCATATTTTTATTAGTATTCAATATTTGTATTATTTTATTATTCATTCAATTACCTCCTAAAATTTGTGGAAGGTTTGCGGAGTTTTGTGGAGTTTCAATTTTTGAAGTTCCACACTTGTAAACCTTGTGTGTCAATGAATTAGATAAATCTGTGGAACGTGTGGAGGGTATTTCTTATAAACTGTCTCACCTTTATATAACAATTTTATTTTTACGTATATTAACTTTCCTTATTTTAAGTTCCACAAATTCCACAGATAGTTAAAAATGTTGTTATATCAATACTTCAGATGGTGGAACTTCATACATTTAATGTTCCACACAAGTTCCACAACCCTCCACACTAATCAAAAACTTTTCTTATACCTGGATATTTTTGTTCTTCAAAGCTTTTTGTATGATCTATTTCAATTCCAATGAAATAATTTGCATCTCGCCTAGATTCTTTAACAAAACGTTCTTCCATTTTCTGGCTAAAACTTTTCATGCCTAAAACTTTAGTTGAAGTGAGGTTGTCATTAGACCAAGTTTTATATGCCTGGTGTAAATTACTAACTTTTTCAGAACTATATTTATCTACTTTGCAACAATCTTCGATAAACTGCCCTAAGGTATCCATCTCATTGCGATATTTCTGCACTGCTGCTTTCAATTTATCTGGCATTTCTAAACCTTCCTGCATCCACATATATGCACCTTCTGCCATCCAATTTAAGATTGCTGGTGCTTCTCTTAATAATTTATATTTAAGATCTTTATCGACTTTTTCTTCAGGGATTTGTACATCAAAAGGAATTAATACTAAACGTCTCCAAATGCCATCATCAGTACCACGAATTATAGGTTTGTGGTTAGTAGACACCCATATTTTAAATTTCGGTGTATATTCAAATTCTTCAGCATACAAGAAACGTGCAGTTACTTTGTCGCCACCAGTTAACTGCTTGATTAAACCTTCATCAAAACGAAACCCTTCATTTGGTTCAGAACTTGTTACAAATCTCGCTTTGCTTAACCGTGCAATGTCGGTATTAACATTGTCATTTTTCTTAACCATTAATGACTTTGCTTGCATGTTGTTGGAATAATCCCCAAGTATTTCAGAAATAACTTCTACAAAGATACTTTTACCATTACGACCTTTACCAAATAGAATGAACATGACTTGTTCTCTTGTACTTCCTGTAAGTGAATAACCTAATGCTTTTTGAATATATCGAATTACTGCTTTATCTCCTGCAAAGATATCGTTTAAGAAATCTAACCATACTGCTGGTTGCATTTTTTCTGTATAATCAGTGTTAGTGATTTGTGAAAACATTTTATTGATATCGTGTTTATAAAGTTCTCTTGAAGTTAAGTCGATATAACCATTCGCTACATTTATAAGCATGTCATCCTTATCAAAGTCATCAGGTGTAGCAGGTCGTCGATGCATGAGTTCATTCATGATGTTCTTTTTAGCTTGAGTGCCACGTGTCTTTTTATAAAATTTTTGAAAGACTTCTCTAGCTTCTTCTTCTGTTACATCTTCGCTATGAAGCACTTTTTCATTTTTAATACTTTCAATCATTTCATCGATTAATTTACGAATTGACCCTTTATCATCAATTTTCCATTTCATACCGTCATAGATATAAAATTTATTAGCGATATAACTATATTTGTAAAGGTTGCCGTATCTATCTATAAATCGGTCTGCATTACCTGTATCATCATAGCTTCGAATTGGAAATTCTTTTGTTTCTTCTTGGTTATCAAATAGTTTACTTAACGCATATCTAAGTGGGTTGTCATCTGTTTGCTGCTTAGGGGTATAAATATTGTTGGTTTCATTAATTGCTTTGAATAATGTTTGTTCCCCGTATGTGGAATTCTTTCTTTTTTCATCCCACTTATCACGGTATAGATTTGACTGTCTAAAAATACTATCCATTTGTGAGTAATCTTTGGCACACCAGAAAGCTAGTATATTTGCAAGTGCCATATCAGCTTCTGAATGAGATGTGTAATAAGGCTCATAGTTACCTTTCATCAAGTCATCAAACAATTTAGCTTGTTTCGAATTAAAAATTTCATTGATGACATCAGTTTCTGACAAGTTGTGGATATTTTGTTGATAATTATTAGATGAAGGATATTGTATAGTGTTATCAGGAAAGTACTTATCATAAATCGTTTTAAATACACGTTGGGATACTTCAGTAACTTGTTTATACTTACCTATGGTCTTACCTGTCATAGTAAAGAAACGCCCACTATCGTACATTTCAATATTGTTCTTACGTCGACGTGAACCTGGAATTTGCCCTTTAACTATGATGTGTAAACCGTTGCCACTTGGACTTATTTCGGTATAACTTTTAAACGCTTCATTGAATTCTGCTACAATGTTATCGATTTTATCACCTTGGAAATAACGATGAAGTGCATCATCAATGTCATCGATATCAATGCCGAGGTATGGCGGTTCAAAGAAGAACCCCACACCATCAACATTTTCTGCATTAATCGCCGTTTCATAGCTACTCCAGGTAGATGGATCGTTGGATTTAGCAAACTCTCCTGTTTCAGCATTAAACGGTATCTTAGTGCGTTTTCCATTTCGTTCTTGAAACTTCCACACACACCAATTATTAAGTTGCTTTAACTCATCTGGAATATTAGAACGGGTATTCAGACTCATCTAAATCACCACTGTTTTCGAATGGATTTGTTGATTGCTTTTCATTATTATCTTTGTCATTTTTCCATTTATGGTTTAGATCAGGGAATTGCGTACGTTTAAAGTTCCAAGGAGCCACACGATTGACTATTTCAGTTTCGCCTTTGTATTCGTTCTCTTCTTGTTTAACGTAAACTCTTACTGGCTTACCTCTAAACATTTCTAAGAGTTGATCAAAGCTTTCAATTTTTGTTCCTTCAGGTACACCTATGCCGTTGAGATAACGCATGAAATTATCCATATCATATTTATATGCACCATCGATATCACGTTTCCATTCGTCCACAAAGATATGACGGTTAGCGTATTTACCATTTTGTTCTTTAAGTTCTGGAACTTGCGTTAAGTCGTTACGTACAACTAAAGTTAATTGTGTTTCTTCTTTACCATTTTTAGTTGCTCTTTCAGTAGCGTTTTTGATTACGACTTCGTATTCTCCATTCGGTAGAGGTTCAAAATTACCTCCATTGTTATCAATGTTTGAATAATCTGTTGTAAATAATGCCATTCTTCATTCTCTCCTTTGATTAATAGTTATATTTTTGTTTAATAGGCTTCAAATCTGCATAAAATTGCGGATAAGAAACGTTTCTATAAGGTGGATATTTAAATTTAATCCACGTTTCTTTGTAGCGATTTGCTTTAGCGTATAAATAATAATCTTCAAGTGTTTCTAATTCAGATAATTGCTTATTGTGTTTACTATATTTTTGTAGCGTGTAATCAACTTTAAACGGTTTGATATCTGTTAGTTCTGCTTTGACTGTTTTAAGTTCACTTTCATTCGATTTAGTTGGTTGTTCATAGCCACACTGTGGACATTGCTTCATTTGACTATCAAAAACAGCAAAACATTTTGGACATTCAGTGAGATTAATATCGTCTTCGTTAGATTTAGACTTCTTTTTCTTAAAACCTTTGAAGTATTTCTGCCAATCGTGATGTTTATCAGGTAACCCGTGACGCATGTAATTACCTACATGATCAATAATTAATGCCCGTTTGTTAGGTTGGTAGCGCATTGAACGCATCGCTTGCTGCATAAATAACACAAGGGAATCTGTTGGTCGTGCTAAAATCACACAACTGCAATCAGGTACATCGAAACCTTCACTAATTAAATCAACATTACATAAAACTTTAATGTCACCTTTTTTGAATCCTTCCATTATCTGTTCACGCTTATATTTATCTGTCTTGGCATCAACATGTTCTGATTTTATACCTTCTCGCTTGAATTGCGCTGCAAATTCTTGACTCTTTTCAACACTGTGAGCATAAAGAATCGTTTTACGATTTTTAGCGAAACGCAGATAGTTTTCTACAATATCGCCGTATATTGCTTTATCTAAAGCTTCATCAATAGATTGCTTTGTGTAATCTCCTCGTGACTTTTTAAGTTTTTTCATGTCAATATTTGCGATACTTTTATAATCATAATCGGCAAGACGTTCACTTTGGATAAGCCATTCAACGCTCGGACCTTCCACCAGCTTACTATAGATATCAGTAAAACCTTTACCGTTGGCACGCCACGGCGTTGCAGTGAATCCAAGTCGCAATGACTTATGAAAGTAATCATAGATTTCTGTATAAGTTTTCGCTCTACTATGGTGTGTTTCGTCGGTTAAGATAATAGTTGGTGGCGTTAATTGTTCCATGCGATTTCTAGCTTTACGTTCAGAAAGAATATCAACATGATTTAAATCAACGTTATGTTTTTTCAATGTCTGCTCTATCTGTCGAATTAATTCCCGTCTGTGGACGATAAATAGAATGTGTCCACCTTTTTCAATAGCTTTCTTTACAACCTCTGCTATCATGACTGATTTCCCACTACCAGGCGGTGATTGTATCAACACCCCTTGATGGTTCAAAAACAAGTGTCGGGCTTGGTTGACCAGTTTTTCTTGATAATCATAAAGTTTAAAACTAGTCATTATCTATACCGAGTTCAAATATTTCTTCTTGCTTACAATGATTATCACTACTTAACTGATTCTTTGCCCACACCGTATTAGTTGGCTGTAATACAAAACCACGATTACCTGATTTCTCGTTAATTACTAAACGGGCAACCACTTGGCATAAGCCTGCTACATTGTCACGTATAGTGTGTCTTATATCTGGCATCGTTCGAGTGAATTGTTGACCACCTTCTGTATAGTGTTCAACGGTTGTTTCCCATGCTAAGAAAATTAGTCGTTTGTTAAGGTTTTGTAAGAAACGAAAGCTATCTATCGTGAAAAAGTCAACTTGTTGATAATGTGCCATTTCTGGCGTACGGTTATTTCTTCCTTTTCGTCCAAGGTTGGCAAGCATAGATCTAAAGAGTTCTGAGATATTATCAATAACGATATTGTCATACTTACTTAAATCTTGTTCACCTAACCATTTCGTTAAGTCGCCCCATTCTGTCCACGCTTGATGAGTATCAAAGTTTAAAATATCAATGTTTTCATTGCCTTTTAATGGTCGTTCACTTTTATCAATATCAATGTAAAGCGTTTGGCCAGGTAAGAAATTAATTGTATGTGTTTTACCTTTACCAGGAGAACCATAAATCAAGTAAGTGTCAGTGTTTTCATTCATTTCTTTAGCAGATTTAATTTCAAATGCCATATTATCTCACCCTCAAACTTCGTGTTTGTTTCAAATGAACGCCTCGGAATTCTCCGTTATCTTTGACGTACTGTAGAAGTTCTTGTTTATTTAGTTTCGGTTGTTGTTCTTCATAATATTGTTGTGGAATCATCGATTCATCTGTAATGTCTAAGGATGGTTTGTTGTTAGCTACAGTGAAGCTATTTAAAGAGGTTCTAAATTTTGTCTTACCTGTACGCTCCATAGAATCTTGAAGCCGTTCTTTTAAACGTTGAATACCGTTAGCATTTGTATTTTTACGCTGTTTTAATCGTTTAATTTCTTCATCGATGGTGTGGTTATCGCCTTCAAGTTTACGAATAACAGCAACATAGCCATCTGCTTTATTTTCCAAAGCATCATTGATGCTATCTAAAGTATCGCTTAATACATCTTCATCGCCTTGCTCAGCAATCAAATCGTAGATCTGTTTATAATCTTCTGTAAGATTAAACAAGCTGGTCATCGCCACTCCTCCTCAAATGTGGTATACTTATTAATGGTTATATTTATGAAATGTTTTGACTGTTAGCAATGGCCGTTGCTTTCAGTCTTTTTTATTTCTTCAATCCACACTCTCCAGAATGGGATTGCAATTAGTAATACGGATAAGCTAATAACTAGTGTTGTAGCTAAATGTACTCTTAGTAACACAAGTGCTAATGCAACGATAATCATTGTTAGGTATGCTAATAGATACTTCATCTCATCACCTCCTTTATTTGCCGTGTATTTCATTGAAATGTTCATCAATAAACTTATTCATCTTACGTGCGTTGAATCTCCATCTGTTAAAACTTTCATCTGGATAGTGTGCTATGCCTTGTTTCTTCAAGACTTTTTCGAATTTAGGATTGAATAACAATCTATCCTTAATCGTGTCATCAGAAGACATTTTTAACTTTTTCTTCAAATCTTTTAAATCCCATACAGGATCTAAAGAGTAATTAAATAACTCTTCGTATTCTTCTTTTGCAATGAGTACGTGCGTGTCTGGTATTGGTACTGATACGTTAAGTGTTTGTGGCATCAAAGCCACTCCTTTCGTGTATAATTTGGTTATCGCTACTGCGTTAGATTGGGGGTGTGCAAATGTATAACGATCCTTTAAAAAATGTTAGACCGATAATTGATAAAAATATCTATGAGTTAAGAAACGTTGCAATGACAGCAACTAAACCTTCGAGAGAAATTAGACAAGTTATAAATCAAACTATGATATTCGATTATATTTATAAAGATATTGAGAAAATTCCGATTCAATTAAAGTCAATTAATTTCGATACTTCTAACTTGCTTAAAATTTCTGCACCAAGTATTAATATTGCTAAAAACTTTAGAAATAATTTATTTTCTGAAGAAATTCTTAATGATTTCATAAGCTCTACTAACTTTCAGAAAAACGAAGTTTTGAAAATTAGTAATCGTTTGAGACAATCTTTTATCAATACTGTCGATGTCTCTTCTTTTAGTGAAACCATCGATTCTCCCCATCCAATAGATGAGATATATCGCGATTATTACAACAATATATTCAAAGAAGCGCTCAATCATAAGTTCATTTATCCTTCCGCTAAATTTGTAAAAAATGTTTCAGTAGCATCTGCGTCTAGTGTTATTGGACCGGTTTTACTAAGAACTATCCTCGATCAATATGTGAATTACTTTGTATTTTCTTCAGTGATTGCAATATTGTTTACTTGTTTTTTAATAGCAAATTGTTTTGCTGAAGATGATACTGATGATTAGGCTACTCACATGCTTAGCACTTCTAATCTCCTCCGCCAAGATGACGATTAGGAGTGCTATTTTTAGTTTCTGCAGCATGGTTATGCCTCCTTAAGTTGTTTGTGGTTCTTTTGTTGACTTTTTGGAAACTACATGTGTAAAAAAAATACCGCACTTATCTTGTGGTAATTCTAATACTTCGATAACCTTTGCTAAATCGTCAACGTTAATTCTAATATGTCCGTTTTCTTTTTTTGAATAAGTACCTGGAGTCATTTCTAATTTTTCTGCCATCTCCGAAAGAGAAATGCCTTTAGCTATGCGTTCAGCCTTCATTCTTTTAACGTTGAACTCATACATTTTGTCACCTCCTTTTTTGAAGCTAACTCAATCTTAAACTCATGTTTCCTATTTGTCAACAATAATCCTGAAAAATATTTTTCTCTTTCTTAAAATACTAGTTGTTTCCTATATGGAAAAATGATAATATACTGTTATAGACAAAACGGAGGTAAATTTAAAATGAGAACTTCAGCAGAAATAGGCAAATTAATAAAACAACTACGTAAAGAGAACAATATAAATTTAACTGATTTTGCAACAAAAATAGGTGTTAATAAATCTACATTATCAAGATATGAAAATGGCAGTAGGAAAATACCTATGGAAGATATAGCTGAAATCGCAAATGCATTGAATGTTACCCCAGAAAGTTTATTACTAAAAAATAAACAACCAGAAACTGAAGTACAACATCGTGCAGCTCATCTTGAAGCCGAATTAACAGATGATGAATGGCAACGAGTTTTAGATTATGCAGATTATATAAGAAGTAAGCGTAAATAAAGGGTGTTTTTTATGGGGTTATATGAAGAAATGTTAATAGAGCATGATTATATAGAAGTCAGAGAAACAAATGTTATGCCCAATGACCTACACGGTCTATGGTTAGGCGATTTAATTTTAATTAAACGAAACCTATCCGAAACACGCAAAGCCGAAGTACTATACGAAGAACTCGCACATCACAAACTTACATATGGCAATATACTAGATCAATCTAAAGATATAAACCGCAAATTTGAAAATTACGCTAGGCGTTACGGATATGAAGCTGCTCTACCTTTACGCATTATTGTGGAGGCGCATAACTATGGTGTTAGTAACTTATATGAATTAGCTGAATATGTTCAATTAAGCGAAAAGTACATAGTAGAGATACTGGAACATTATAAAAATAAATATGGTATTGGAACTCACTACGCCAATTACGCTATTACGTTTGAACCGCTGAGAGTATTTAGATTGTACGAGGTGTATTGAATTTATCTATTTTAAGGAGACAATAATTGATAATTTTAAATTGCAAAATAAAATTAAATGAAAATACTTACGAAGTGAAAACGAATAAAAATAATTACTTCACCTATTCTTTACCTAAGGATATTACATCTTATGAAGTAAGAAAGGTGCTTAAAATTATTGAAAGTAAAGTAGATGAAGACAAAGATTATTTAGGCAAAGGAGGTTGAGGGATGGAAAACTTAAGTAAACAATTGGTTAATAAAAGCATTGAGTCTTTTATTTTAGGTTTAGAAATATATAATAAACCAACTATTAAGTATAGAATCGAAGGCTTTTCATTTTTTATTTGTAACGCCTGGGAATTGATGTTAAAAGTGGTTGTTGTAGAAAAAGATTCTGTTGTAGAAAATGGACAACTAGGCGTAGTATTGGTTAATGGTTACAACGGAACAGTAAAAAGAATAAGGTATAAAGATGATCAAGTTATCTTGATACCTGAATCTAATAACCCCAACCATTATCCTCAAGTATATAGCGCTAAAGATGAAGTTGAAATTGTAGGCAAAGTGGTAGCAAGTGTAAAAATATTTGATTAGTGTTTGAGTGTAAAATATTTAACTTAAATATATAATGAAAAGATTTAGAGGTGAGAAACGATGAAAAATATTAATTTTATAGATCTATTTGCTGGTATCGGTGGCATACGTCTTGCTTTTGAAGATGAACACACAAATTGTGTTTTCAGTTCTGAATGGGATAAATTTTCTCAAAAGACATACGAAGCTAATTTCGGCGAAATTCCTCATGGCGACATAACCGATATCAATGCATATGATATACCAGAACACGATATATTATTAGCGGGTTTTCCCTGTCAACCATTTAGTAAAATAGGTAGACGGGAAGGATTTAAGAATGCCACGCAAGGTACTTTGTTTTTTGATATTTTACGAATACTTGAATTTCATAAACCAAAGGCTTTTTTATTAGAAAATGTAACTGGGTTACTACAAAACGATAATGGGAGAACTATAAAAATTATCATCAAATCATTAGAAGAACAAGGGTATAATGTACAGATTAAAGTATACAACTCTGCTGACTTTGGCTTACCACAAAATAGAAGACGTGTGTATATTGTCGGATTTAGTAATGAATTAAAAATTGATTTTAAGTTCCCGAAAGAACCCAATATATTTAAGCCCATTTCAAGTGTATTAGAGAAAAATGTTGAAGGATACGAAATATCAGAAAGATTACAGCAATCCTATTTATTTAAAAAAGATGACGGGAAACCTCAAATTGTGGATAGTAATAGCAATATACAAGCAAACACTTTAGTGGCAACATATCATAAAATTCAAAGAATAACCGGTACTTTTGTCAGAGATGGACAAACTGGTTTAAGATTATTAACTAAAAATGAATGCCTACAAATGCAAGGATTCCCTTTAGATTTCAAAATTCCTGTTTCACGTACACAAATGTATAGACAATTAGGAAATACAGTATCAGTCCCTGTAGTACAAGCCATTGCTAATGAAATGAAAAAATGTATAAGAGGAGTGGAAGCATGCCATCAAATGAAATTAGAAGTATAACTTATACAAATGAAATATTAAAAAATGCATCTATTGAAGATAAAGACACTCCTTCACAATTTATAGAAAAATGTTGGAATTATTATAAATCAAATTATCCTAACAACAATTCTTTAAATGGAAATATTTTTGAAAACTTAATCATTTTATCATTAGCAAGAGAAGGTATAGAAAATATTTATTATCAAGCAGAATTAAGTTATGTCCCTAGCGCTATTTTTGACATTTTTTTATTTAACAAAATAGCACCCGTCGCTTTATCTATAAAAACAACTTTAAGAGAAAGATGGAAACAAGCAGATTTAGAAGCTTTAGCAGTTAAACAAGTTCACAAAAATTCTAAATGCTATGTTCTAACAACTTCTGAAAACGAAGTAAGAGCACGCCGAAAGAATGACAAATCTTATAACGGTTTAGATGGCTTTATATTGGTTCATACAAACGAATATGATAACTTTGTCCAAAAAATTAAGGAACAAGAATTTATTATTGCAGGTAATGTGCCGATTATTAAAACCGATAATAAAGTATATAACAAAGAAGAATTACAAAAAAATTTTGATATAAAACTTTAATTTAACGGGTAGCTCGCCTACCCTTATTATTTTTTATCTTTTTTAAGGAGGGACAGTATGCGAACACGTTGTTGGGAGAAATAATTGAGTATAAGAATTTTTTAAATAAATTTAATAAAACTATTCCAGATGCACATGATACAATGGAGTCAAGAACAAATGGTTCCGGAGGTGGGAATATGAATGACTTCATTAAAAGAGATGAATTCAAAAATTTCAAAACACATTTAGATAGCAGATTTGACAGACTTATAGATAAAGTAGATGAAAACAGACGAGAACTAAAAGAGGATATGAAACATCAAACTACAGTCACTATATCCGTTATCAGTGCGATCATTACTGTTATAGGTGTTTTAGTTCCGGTTATACTTCACTTTATCTAA